TGTACATTGCCGGTGTGCCAAAGTTGTTATCATCGTCGATAACCAAGTTTGACCATGACCGCATATAACGCGTCATCTTGTAGTCTTTGGTTTCGTAAAAACTAAACTCCGCATTAGGCGTGGATATCCAACGCGGATAATTGTATTTACGGCCACCGGCAAAGCGGTTTTCTACGTCGATTGTGCGAGTACTAAGAGTAACACGTTCAACAAGCCCAAACGGGGCTTGTTGAACAGGGGTAAGCCCTTTTAATGTCTTAGGAAACCCCGCAATGGTGACACGTGGGGTAAGATTTGGCAAAGCTGCCACCCAGCGCCAATTGGCTGCCGGATCACCAAGAAGCCCTATAGTTTCTAAAAGACTAGGGATATAAGGCATCTTGGCGACTTACTCTATTATACTTATTGAGCAGGCGTGAAAGTCACACCGCTCGGGATGTAATAGTCATAGGTAAAGGTCTGTTGCACCAGATACAACTGCGAAGACGATGAATCATATTGCACGTCAGGCTTGTCTTGTGGTTTCAGGCCGTAGAAAGTTGCGTACTTTACAGGAACACCCATGGTATCATAGGTGATAATCTGCGCACCGTCTACAGCGTAACCGCCTGGACCGTTTTTATAACCACGTGACGTGCCCGAATTGACGCCGACAACGTATTCGTTCCAGTTTTCAAAGTCCGTGGTAGTGCCCATATTACGTGTTTCAATATACGTGACAGACATAGTACGTGGGAACGTCTTACGACCACGGAAGTTGATTACGTAACCATGCAGCGGCATTTCCACGTTGTCATGGCCGACACCGGGGTAGACACATTGCTGACATTTGACTACCAGATCACGGTCATCCGTGGCACCAGGAATAGTACCAATGATAAATTCGTAAGAGTCGGTAGTCATTGCGTCGGGTAAACCCAAGACGCGATTAAGACTGACGCGAGGCATAGTGTGTCTCTCCTATAATATAGGTTTCAAATAAGGGTTAGCGAGATGTGCCTGACGCTGTGGCGTTAAGCAGACCAACAATTTCGGAGAACACTGCGCCTTGGTTGCTCAAAATAGAGCGTAGGCGAATGTACTTAACAGGTAATGTTGCCTTGATAATGTAGTCGATATTCAACTGACCCAAATCCTGCAAATACGTAGGATTGTTGTCGGCGTTACTTACCACCAAGAAGTCGATAATACCGCGACCTTTCTTAATCGGCAGCAAGACGTTATTGCCAAGCTGCACCACTAAGAATTGGGTGTAAGGATCGTTAGGCTCGTAAACAGTGTAATCGAGGGCATCCACCGAAGATACTTCTACGGTGATAAGCATACGCCGAACCGAGACATTGCTCAACGCTGTGTTGTTGCTCTGTAGCGTAGAAGCACCCGAGACAACGTAGGCACCGTGGCTAAGTACAATAGGATTGATCTGGTTTGGTTCCAGCATATCCGTATCGGTCGTGCTATAGCTGACACGCAAGCCTTGCACGTTTTTAACCAAGCCGCGATTTAAACCAGCCGGAGCAAACCATTCTGCTGCCACGGCATCGTTGTAAGCAAACACCGCCGCAACGTAACCAGATGGCGGCACAAACAGTTGTAGGTTTGTGTACTCATCAGTGACGTAAAAATCCGGGGTGTAAATCGCCGCGTAAGAAGATTCAACGTTGAGAATCTGACGGCGATACTGCACTGCGGCCACAGAGGTTTGATAATCGCTAGGCATGTCGAGAATAGCGATACAATCATAACGCGCTTGTGCCAGCGACGCCATGTATTGCTGAACCAGAGTTGACGTATAACCGCCGTTAATAAGAATACGTACAGCGACACTGGAACGGTCAGCGAATTTCGCCCAGCCCTGGGTATTGATCTGGCTGTTTGTCGGCACTAAACCGTCGTAACCACCTTGGAAGTAGGTAATCGGCGCTGCTGCCAGAGCCGCAGTACCATACAGACGGTTCATACCGTTATTGTTGTGGTTAATACGCACTGCTTTGGAAGCACCCGCAGCCGTATTGACAACCTGCTCGATAAGCTGGTTGACACCATTGCCGTCAAGCTGGCTCTTAAAGCTTACAACGTACTTCTCAGTCGGAGACTGAATGTTCGGTGAGTGATAGAACCACAGTTCAAACGTATTGCTGCTGGCGACACCGGTAAGCACATTGCCCGGTGTAGCTACAGGCAATGACACATTGCCAGTGATATTGAAGAATTGCGGCGCACCGTTGAAGCTGACGTAGTTCGCACCAGCAACCGGAGAAGTGAAGATTATCTCCATGTTGTTTGCAGCCAGCACAAAAGAACCACCACCGGCGGCTGCAACCAGTGCAGCACCAATAGCGTTCATCGTATTAACCAAGCTGGTTACGAGTGTTGGGCCAGAACCGCTGGCAGGCAGTGTCGCAATCGGACCAACGTTTACAATGTTAGTACCAACCTTTACGCTAGCCGAAAACGCCTGATTAGCTACAGGTGCTTGGCTTACGGTAAGGCTAAGCTGCTGATAGATACCGGCATCGACGTTTTGAATTGATATTCCTGTCAAATCACCCTTAGACGTGGGGTTCTCGTAGTACGCTTCAAACAACCACACTTCGTCGTCATCCAAAGCAGTTGTTTGCGTTGTGCCGGAAGTGACAGCAACAACAACCGACACTTGCACGCCGGACGGGGCAAACATATAGATGATGCGGCTGGCAGCGTTATCACCGCTAGCAATTTTAAGAACGCTGGCAAAGCCGTTGTTGACCAATGTTGGGTTATTGGTTTGCGCCGTGTTGACTGCGTTACCAATCGCAAGGTTAATTGCCGCAGCAATCAAACCAAGTGTTGTATCATTGTCGGTAGCAAACACAACCGGAGCCGTGGTCAGAGTAAGCGTATCGACACCCGCACCGCCAATACCAGGGGCAGTCAAGGTTAAAGTAACTTGGGTAGAATTGGCAGCAACCAGAGGACCAGCGAAAATCAGATGGTGGTAATCCTGATAGCCGGATTTGTAATCATTGGCGCGACCTACACCATTGCGTTGTGCAGGAAACGGCACAATATAAGTCTGTGTCGGGCTGGTGCTGCTATCATTGACTAGAATAAAGCGCGCCGTTTTGCACCCGCTGGCACCACAAGGCGGTGCTGTTCTTCAAGAACGCCAAAGCAGAATAATGACCAAAACCGAAGCTTGGATCACCGTTGCCGTATTCGTCAATATAAACAGACGGGCTTTGAATCAACACGCGCTCTAGCGTGCCTTGGCGCGAACCAAATGAAATCGCTCCAATGCTAGTAGAAATTGGAGCGTTTGTGCCGGACAAATCAAGCTCTGCCGGATACACGCCCGAAGACAAAAAGAAAGTACTCATTTATTTAACTCCGCTAATAATGAGGCTAATATAGGCAAAACTTAAAATCAGAGGGTCAATTCAGACGCCGGTTTTGCTGTGGTGTTAGCAGCGGTGGTACTCGTGTTAACGCTTGGGCTAACTACAACAGGAATTTCTTTTGCCTTTACTTCGGATACGTTGGCAACCGGTAAACCCCAAAGAAACTTGGCGTCTACAGTGGTGTCGTGACGTGCAGGCAGACTTATCGAATCACCATCAGCAGAGCGTACATGCGCCGTATGATCGCGGCTACTGTTGCGAAGAATGATGTTAGCCATAATACAGGTTTCTCCTATTTATACGCTGTTAAGAAGCAATAACCTTGACTGTAGGCGTCACACTGAGGCTGTTGTTAATTACAACTGCTTGTGTCACGCTGGCTGTTAAAATAAACAGATTAGTCACGGTCATTGTAGTAGTACTGCCGTTATTGCTCAAAGCTAAATCAATTGGATCGGACGTTTGCACTAGCAGGTATTCGGTAATTGACCCCAGGTTTTTAGTATTGCTACTACCGCCGCTCAAACCCAAAGAATACTCTGAACAATTTAATGAAGTGGAAGTGGTTAAATCGGTTCCTATGGTGATATCAGCGACATTACGCCGCGTTCTTTCACTCGAAAGAGTGACACGAGCTTCGGTAATCAGCGATTTAAGCATTACGATGACTCCACTACCCGTCGCTCTAAATTAGCTATAACTGGGCTGCTATCATTGCTGTTGGCTAATTGATAGCTAAGATTGACAATGCTAACCGACAGTTTTTTGCTCACTACGCCGTTATAGGTGTTTATTGTCGCAGACGTTTGTACAATAAACATTTCCCCTACATCGTCTATTTGCTCATCTGGCGAGCTTATCGTAGTATCACACTCTACCCGTATATCAATAGGCGCGTCAGGAGAAGAATTAAACGCGGTACTACTGTCTGATACGTCATCATCGGTTAGCAGTTGAAAGCTTAAATAGTGGTATTTAGCACAATCCATCCACCGTGGGGTGAATTCTAAAACGTCGCGCTGATCTTTAGTTACCAGACTTACCTGCATGGTTTGCGTCAAAGGTGACAGATGTACACGGGTTTGTGTTATCCGTTTTACCGATGTGCTATCACTTTCTGGCTTAGAACGCAAAAGAACGCCACGACGGCGTAAAGCAAAAGCGTTATAAGATGCAGTGTTGGGGGCGGTATCTGCTAAGCTTACCGCGAAAAAGGGAAACGTATTGGTTTCAGCTTTTAACGTGCGTTGTTTTTTGATTAAA